AGGTGTAGCGGTGGCGTGTGAACAGCAAGTAATCGGATCACATACTTTTGTTACTTCTGCAAATTGGAAATCGCTTTGGCTCGGTGCTCCTTATTTCTTTCAATCTGGAGCGGTTGAAATATACAGAGATGGGAATAAAAACGCCACTATTGATAAGACAATTAAGACCAAAGGTTGGTATGGTATAAACTTCCACAGGGGCGGTTTAGGGTCAATTGTGGACCAATGGAGTGCAGGTTGTATGGTTGTTCCTGATGCTCGTTGGTTTGAGGCTATCAAAATATTTAAAGCAAATCAGAAAATAAACTTTACACTAATTGAGATATGATGATAGCAGGTTTATTAGATGAAGATGAAAAAAGATATTTAGAAAACAAGGAATACGTAACAGGACATTTATTTACACCATTAAGAATGTCGAATGAAACTTGGATTTTACCACTTTATCAAATTTATTATAACGAAAACATCGATTGCTGGTGGGTTAAATATTTACCTATAATTGAATACAAATAAAATGAATACACTATTTTTACAAGAAGCTATCCCCGGCTTTTTAAATTCTTTAGCGAATTATGGGGTTCTCGGTATATTTGCTATCCTTATGATTGCGCTAATCTACTTTATGGGTAAGCAATTTTTTATTTGGCATAAGAAAAACGAAGCAAGAATTCAGGAACTTGAAAAAAGACTTGAAGATTATCTGACAGAAGATCGTGGAAAGCTACTTGAGACCGTTGCATCAAACAATCACGTAATCGAAAACAATACTTCGATGATGAAAAAACTTTTAAACCTTGTCGAAAAACTTGAAAAAACTCACTAATATGTTCAACTTTCTTAAAGAAAACACTGATGTTAGTTCAATGCGCGTAACGTTGTTTCTTGGAACAATGTGCATTTGTCTTTTGTCGGTAGGTATATTTATATATCTTATTATTCATGCAACAAAATGTACAGCACTTGATTGGTCTGGAATGTCAATCTTTCTTACATCAATAGCAGCATTTTCCGGAACGCTTTTGTATGGGAAAGTGCAACAAAAAAAAGTAGAGAAATCAAATATTGATAACAATCAAAATATAGAAACAAATGTCTAAGTTTTTAAATATAAACAAAGTGCGTTCTTTCTTTCAACGAAGAAAACAAGTAATGGTAGATGGATGCTGCGACACAGAAAAAGCATGCTGCACTCCTGGAACGGGATTAAAAGGATATAAAGTTTATTACGACGATGGTGGGACTCCTGTAGAAATAAATAATGGTAGTACACTTAATACTACAATAGCTATAGATACACAATGGGACATATATTTAGAACTTATATTAGACGATGTAGTAGTTACATCAATAGTAGTAACACCAACTATTACTGGTTTAATTATAGCTTCTACACCATACACTGCTACATATCCTGGTACGGGTCCTATTGTTAGTGCTAACTGGTCAACTACTGGAACAAGATTATTTACTGTTGATGTAACTACAGACAGTGGTAATTATTCATTTACTGTACAAATAAAAGTAATATAATAATATGGCATTATTTACTAAAAACAAAAACCGAGCTGCTTTATTTGGAAAGCAAACGTTATATGACAAATGCTGCACTCCAGAAGTAGAAGAGTGTTGTTATCTAACGGCAGAACCATTGCCAAGGCCACCTGCTCCGCCAAAATGCGAAGAATGTGGTTTTAATATTGGCAGAAACTATATTGTTAATGGACGAGATTTTGGAAATGCAGATCCTATTACTATTGACATTTCAATGTTACCAGCAATAATAGAAGTATTTTTTATTAACAATAATGAAGAATGCAACGCAACATTTGGTAAAATTACATCTGACCCTGGTAATCCTAGTATAAGCATATCAACATATAGTCCAGATATTATAGAACCTGAAACTAATGAGTTGGTAGCTACAATACAAATAAGTGATACAATATTGCCAGGTTCTTATACTCCATATTTAAACTATAGTCTTTGTGGGGATAATCTTGCTTTAGGAATCAATATTGTAATAAATGATATCTAAAAACGTCATAGACATAGCAGGATATAAAATAGATGCCCAATCAAATATTATACTTGATGGCACTAAACTAGTCAACAAAAGATATTATCGATCTTCTTTGTTGCCTGAGAATATATCTTGCTATGATGACCACATGTGTAAGTTTCAAAACGTAGAGTTGTTTCAGCCGGTTATCTATGACCTTGACAACCCTATGCCTAAATACAATCGCGCGTGGGAAGTCTATGACAATCCAAATATTAAAAAGAAAAAGCTGATACGTATTAACTTTCCTAGGCATTACATGGAATGGTGGTACGAGCAGCGCAGAAGATGTATTGAAGGATATACTGTTGGTGGTATTCATCTTACTGGAGCAAACTATTGGTATTTAAACTTTTGGCGTATTAAGACTAAAGAGAAAGGTGCCGGTCTTATACCTCCAAGGTTTATTGATATGGACAAAGAGTTCTTTGATTTACTGGAACAGGCAAAAACAAATGACAAAAACTTATTATGCCTTAAAAGACGTCAGATTGGTTTTACCGAAAAAATGGCAGCGTTGTGTGCGCTTGAAGCATTACTATATCCATCATCGCAGACATTGATAGTAGCAGGTCTTGATGATTATGCTACTAACTGCTTTAATAAAGTTGTTATGGGCATAGATGCTTTGTCGCCATACTCACAAGAGCAATCAGGTAGAGAGTTTTTCAAACGTAAGCTAAAAGATATTCCTCAGTACGTTAAGTTTGGCTTTGAAGCAACAAGCGTACAAAAAGGGTATCTATCAGAGATATTTGCCATTACTACAAAAGATAATGCTCAGGCAGCATCAGGTAAATCTCCAACCTTAGTGTTTATGGAGGAAGCTGGTATCAATCCGCTCTTAAAAAGAGTGTACAACATGATACAGCCATCTATTGAAGAAAATGGAAAGCAGAACGGCCGTATTAATGTCATAGTTGGTACTGGTGGTGAAATGAGAAAAGGTGTTGCAGATTTGATGGATATGTTTTATAAGCCAGATAAGTATAATCTTTTGTCAGTACAAAATACTTATGAACCTGGTGCTGAAAATACAAAGTGTTGTCCATTCTTTCCTGCATGGTATTTTTATGTTATGGATAATGATGGCAATAGCTATAAAGAACCATCACTAGAACTAATTAAGCAGAAACGTAAAAAGATAGGCAATAACAAAAAGGATTTGCACGAAAACAAAACTCAGATGCCATTAACTCCTACAGAGGCATTTAGTTCATCTGGTTTATCGCCATTCAATACTGAGAAACTAGAAAGGCAGCTGCAAAAGTTATTGTCTGAAGAATGGGAAGAAAAGTTACAACAAGGTAAGTTTGAAGAGATAGTAGAGAATGGTAAAATAGTTGGTGTGCGTTGGATAGCTGCACCAATGGGCATGGAAGATGCGATAGATCACGAAGGAGATTTTATGTACCCTTTTATTATCATTGAGCATCCTGATAGGCCTGACTATGTAAGTTCTGTTGGTTATGAATATTATTCCGGTTCTGGAAGCATTCAAGGTTTATATGGTGCTGGCACCGACTCTTATGATAAAGACGAAGCAAATGCATCAGATTCAGAGGGTTCATTTGTTGTGATGAAAGGATATCATTCTTCCAACAAAACATCAATGATGCCTGTTGCTAGATTAACTTGGCGGCCAGTAAAAAAAGAAAAGTTTTATAAACAGACAGCATTGGCTTGTATGTACTATGGCGATTGTGAGAACTTGATAGAATGGTCAAATATTGCTATCTTTGACTGGTACAAAAATAATGACTTTGACCATTTGTTAAAAGAAAGGCCTGAAATAGCTTATGCTACGGTAAAAGACAGTAAAGTAAATAATAGATTTGGTGTTGACCCTAATACAAAACCAGTATGGATTGAACACTTTTCGTCTTATGTAGAAGATTATGCTGACAATATATATGACCTTGTTATGGTTCAAAAATTAAGAGACTTTCGTTCTAGAGATCATAACTGCGACATTACCATATCAGTTATGTTAGCATACGAAGGTATACTAGATGACATAAAAAAAGGTTATGATAAGGTGGTAGAATCAACAAATAGTGTTATGTTTACAGGATATATGAAAAGAAACGGCAGATTACAAAGAGTATGATATACGGAGAGTTTTATCCAGTGCCCTTAGAGAGCTTACCAAAAGACGAGCAGGAAAAATATGCTAAGTCTTTGATGGACAGCTATATAGAGCAAAATCATAAAGATGGTGGACTTCAAATGAATGTACCACTTGAAAGCACTTCTGTACGTTCACGTATGGACAAAATAACTTATTGCCGCGCTCTTTGGAATAACGAACTTGACGATGCAAGGTTTGGTTATTTGTACAATAAGATAGACAAGCAAATACATGATAGCCAATCTGGTATTGATGATATTATTACGCTTGAAATGCCAGCACGGGTACGTAATATTCCAATAGTAAGACCAAAGCTTCAAGCGCTTATATCTGAAGAAATGTCAAGACCTGTTGTTACCAAAGTAATTGGAATGACAGATGAAATAGTTGGTAAAAAGCTAGATAAAATAAGAACTGATATTCTTGATAAGCAACTGCAAAAAATAAAGCAAAATCAGTTAATAAATGCTACTAGGCAAGCGTTAATGCAAATGCAACAACAAATGATGCAACAGTTAGCGCAAGATCCACAAGCACAGCAAATGATTATGCAGATGCAAACAGAAATGGAACATTTGCAATTTTTATTACAAAATGATATTCTTATTACTTCTGAGGAAATAAAACGCATTAAAGAATATTATCAATACACACATAAAGAGTTTGAAGAAAATCTTTGCTCGCAAGCATTAGAAGAATATATTGACAGCAAGAGGTTGCGACACTTAATGAACAACTTCTTTGAGGAAATGATGATTACCGGTGAACCTATTTGGTATTGTGACTGGGAACCTGGATTGGCCGAACCCGAAGTAAGATTGATAAGACCTGAATATCTTTGGTATCAAGCAAACGAAGCAGCAAAGTATTTACACGAACTAGACTGGATAGTAGAATATAGTCCAATGTCAATAGGACAGGTTATTCAATATTACGGAGCAGACATAACAGAAGAAAACTTAGAAACATTAAGAAGCGAGTTTCCTATGTTTTCACAAGATGCGTGGTACAGAACAAATCTTACAAACTTTCCCGATGGTAGTCCATCAGGTTGGTATAGTGGTAATGATTATTTGTACTCACACCAAGTAGACACATATAAAGTAAATTGGAAAGAACAAGTTGAAGTTTATGCATTGTATTCAGAAAACAAAAACGGAACGCCCTACTTCTCGGAGAAGCCGCCTTTCGTTAAATTCCTCACGGCGGAAGAGTATCAAGATCTTACTTCCACAGAATCAAAAAGAAAACGTCTTGAAAAGAAAGGACAGAAAATCCTTAAAGCATATCGTGTTGATAGGTGGTCAGGTGTCCGAATAGGAACAATGACTTACATTAAAATTAAAAAACATGATTTTCAATATCGCACTCATGACAGGCTTTCAGACATTGCGCTTCCGTACATAGGCTATGCTAACAATAGATTTTATAAAGCATATTCTCCGCTATGGGAAACCAAAGACATTCAAGAGTTATACAACATACTTCATTATCAGGAAGAACTCTTGATTGCACTATCTGGTGTTAAAGGTATTATTTATGACTTGTCGCAAATGCCAAGTGGTATGACACCACAGGAAGTAATGTACTACATGAAGCAGGGTCTTGGTTTGATTGAAACGGTTAAGCCAAACGGAAAGGCAGTACGTACTTCTTTTAATCAGTTTGCAACATACGACATGACTGTATCTCCGGCAATACAGTCAATAATGGTTATTAAGGAATCTCTTAATACATTAGCTGGTGAGATTACTGGAGTAACAAGACAAAAGACAGGACAGGTACTTGCGTCAGATCAAGTAGGTACATCTCAAATGGCATTAGCACAATCTAATGTTGTTACAGAGTATTACTTTATGAAATCAGATGAACTAAATGAACTTCTGTTTACTAGGCTTTGTAATATTTTTCCATACGCATACGCAGAAGGTAAGCGTGGTATGTATGTAGTAGGCAAAGAAAGACAAGAGATTTTAAACATACAAAAAGACCAGTTAAAAGGTGAGTTTAGAACTATAGTGAATTCTGGTAGCAAAGAACGTGAGATAATGCGTACAGCAAAGCAGATGGCACAGATGAAGTTCCAACAAGGACAAATAGGAGCATCTGATTTTCTTGATTTGCTAGACACAGACACCATGTTTGAAATGCGCAAACTTTTAAAAGATGCTGAACAACGTGTTTTAGAAACAAGTCAAAAAATGCAAAGCGATTCTATAGAGCAGCAGAAACAAGCGCAGATGGAAGTAGAGCAGATGAAGATGCAGATGCAGCAACAAATAGCACAAATGTCTAGTCAAGTTGAAGGACAATTATTGCAGCTTAAAGGACAAATAGAATTACAAAAAGAACAAATGAAAATACAAAACTCACAGACTCAACTACAAGTACAACAACAAATAGATACAGAAAAATTAGCTGTTGATAAAGAAAAAGTAGAAAATGAGAAACAAGTTGAGTTAGCTTATCTTAACTTTGCATATACAGAACTCGAGGTCAATGCGACGAACCAAAGAGCACAGATGCTGATTAACAGAGCAAAAACAGCAATGGAAATGAAATCGTCCGCTAAAAAAGAACGTGTAAAAGATTAGAAACATGGAAAACGAAAACAACTTTGTAGACACATCGAGTGCAGATTTTGCCACTCAGTTTAAAGCTCCTGATATGGATTTTCAGGACGACTTCTTTAGTGACGAAGGATTACAAGAACAGGATGATGTTCAAGAAAAATTTGACGAGTTCGATAATCCAATAGAAAACGAAAATGATGATTTTTTAGAATCAAGTGACGACAATGATTCAAATGATACAACTGGCAATCCGGTATTAGACTCGTACTTGCAATGGGCCGTAGAAAAAAACATTGATGTAAAAAATCAAAACATTGATGTAGAAAACTTTGATGCCGATGCAATGGATAAACTAGTAGGTGAATACTATATCCAAAAGAAACTTGGTGGTGTAGATCCTCGCATAGCTGAACTATCTGAACAAGGTATAAGTCTTGACGAGTACATGGAGCATAAAAACTATTTGCTAAGTATTGCAAATCAAGATCCTGTTCAGTTGTACAAAGCATCAATGTATGACCATTTGCTTAAGTCAGAATCTGCACTTGGCTCTATCAACATAGACCAAAATGGTAATCCTGACGAGGCAAGTATGAAATATCTTGTAAGTGAGGTAGAACGTAGAATACAAAACATGAATCCAGATGCTATTAAGCAAAGAGGGCAGCAGATTCAACAGTCTTACATGCAGGAAATCAATAAACTTCCTGACAACTTAATTCAGCAACAACAACAGAAATATACATCCGAACTTCATAGGTATAATACCGAAGTCGAAGAGCTTACAAATTTATTTAAAGATAGGCTTTCAAAAAATGATAATCTTGTCATTGACTTCTCAGGCCAAGCCGAGAAAGACGATTTTATCAATTACATGAAGCAAAATCTTGAAATACACAATTATCAAGGACAACAGGTGGTGCCCCTGTTGCACCGATTGCAAAACGACGCTGAATATTTGGCTACTACTATGAGGTTGTTGCACATGCACGATAAAGGTTATTTCACAGACTTGAAAAACATGGAGCGCAATGCTGCATTCAAAAAGTTAAGTGTTACGCCGGTATTGAGCAAAAACTCAAAACAACAATCAACGGGCGGACCTGGAAAGTATGTAGATACATCCGACCCGAATTATCTTAAAAAGTTTAAACGCTAAAAAAAATGGGACTTGAAAAGTTTGGCGTACCCGGCCGCGTTGTTGTAGGTAATCCGCGTGATTTGACTAACTTCAAGATGACGGACTACAATAACCTCCGCAATATCGCCGCAGTTCGCCCTGATGTTATTCAGGGATTATTTAAACACTTTTCAGAAAGAACTGGTATGATTACCGAGCTTCTTTATTACATGAAAAGTAATTATGACCCAACTGTAGAAAGATTTAAGCAACAAAACTTTGGCCAGCAAAAATCAGCTTGGGCAAAGAACTTTAAAATGCTTAACAATCTTGAATACGCTTGGTGTTCTCCTGCTCCTTCAGGATGGGTGTATCGTATTAAGACTGCTCCTGATGATGACAATGGTTTTGTTGGTCGTTTCCACCGTGAGTTTTACTTTAATGTAAACAAACAACTTGGTGACAAAGATGATGTATTATTGCTTGCCGATGGTACTACACAAATCATCATCACAAAACAGCCAGAAGCACAAGCAGATGGAACACTTCGTATTCGCGCAAGACTTCTTACCAAAGAAGGAGAATGGGGTCAAGCTATTCCAGCTTACCTGCTTGCAGTTGGACAAGAGGTATCACCGCCATTGTACAACATGAAGCCTGAAGCATCTGAGCATGGTAGCAAAAGCCGTGTATCTTTCGGTGAATGGCATCGTGGTTGGATGACAACTATGCGTTGGGAATGGAACATCACAGGTCATGCTGCTCACGTAAAAACCGACAAATCTCCAATGGGTATTGTTTATACAAACGACAAAGGAGAAATCGAAAACTACTGGACAGAAACCTGGAGATACCAAATGTGGAAAAATGCTTACGAGCATATGGACAATCAGTTGTTCTGGGGTATGTCATACACCGACAATGAAGGTCGTTTCCAAAAAGATGAGCGTGGCTACCGCTACTATTCTGGTATGGGTATCTATCATCAGGCAAATCGCCGCTTGAAGCGCGAGTATGTCAAGATGAATGATTTTTCTATCCTTGATGACCTTATTAAAGGTATGTACAATGACTCAATCGAAACTGGTGTTAAGCCTGAGATTTTCCTTTGTGCTGGTCTTGAACTAAGAACTGACATTGACCGTTTGATTCGTAATGAGTTTAAAGGTTCTCCTGAGGTTCTTTATTTTGATGGCAAAGGTAACTATATGGCTGGTGGTACTGGTAATGAAACTATGGGTATTCGTTCTAACTTCCGTTACTACGAAACACCTGCAGGAAAAATCATTGTATCAGACTGTCCATACTTTGACCGTAAAGGTATGCCAAGCGTACGTACAAGCGAAGGTAATCGTGAGCAATCACATCGTGGTATTTTGATTAACCTTGCTAAAATGCGTGGTGGTCAAGATGCAATGACTATGGTTACTTTGCAAGGCCGTCAAAATGTTGTTGGTAAAGTACACGGTATGTCAGATCCTGGCCCCGGTGGTGCATTGACAACTACAGCAGACGTACAAGGAGAGCATATGCTTACAATGCAGGGTATTGCTTTGCATAACCCTAACTGTATGGCAGAGCTTAAACTTGCTCGTGGTCGTCGTTAGTATTTATTAACTTAAAAGTGAAACAGATTATGAACAATACAATTTTTTATCCAAAACAACACGAAGAACTTTTGAGAAAGGCAGGACTTCTTGGAACTGGCTATCTTGAAGTTAGGGCGGTACAAAAGTACAAAACAGTAAATGTTAGTGAAGATGGTATTACTTTTCGTGACGAGAAAAGACCTGAAATAGATGACTTGGCAACAGGCAATACATCACCAGTTTTTGACAGTTCTGGTTTGATTGCAGGTTACTGGGCAAATGGTCTTACATCGGAAGAAAAGAGAATCATCAACGAAGAATGCGGTGTACCATTCTTTTACTTGAATGAACCAACAAATCCACTAACAGGGAAACCGTATCACCCTGATTCTGTTCTTTCGTTAAGCGAAGGGCAACTTTTTAATCTTTCTAATCCACGCGATGTAGCTTATGTGCGTGTTCTTTTTGAGGTTGTATCTACAATCGGAAAAGACAAACAAGAAGCTTTAGACCATGGAGCATTCTTTTATTTCTTTTCTAAAGAAGAAGAGAAGCAGGAGAAAGAAAAAGAAATCAAAAAGAGAAAAGGTGCTGCTGCGCTCATTGACAAACTTAGCAAAAAACAGAAACGTGACTGTGTTAGAATACTTATTCTTGATGGTGACTATCCTGCAGACCCTTATATCAATGAGGATATTGCTGAGGAAATCTTTGACGAAGTTGCATTCTCTATGCCTTACGAAGTGTTACGTGCCCATGATACTGAAAAGAAAGAGAACTATATTTGTGCAAAAGCATTAATACATTCAGGTCATATTGAAGCAAGTAGTATTGATGGTCCATATTTCAAAAACCCTACGGTTTATGGACAAAAAACACATCTTGCTGATAGCTTTAGCGAACTGATGGTTAAAATCGATACGCATTTTGACTTGATAAAAGCTTATAGAGAACTTGAAGGTATTGTTGTTGGCGAGAACAAAATCGAAAAAGAAAGATATGTTCGTGATGCCGCATCTGTATCGTTTCTTTCTAAACATGGACTTAAAGTAAAGAGAGAACCAAATGTTGTAACTTCAACAAAAAAGCAAGCTCCTGCAAACTTAAAGTTTATGAACATAAAGCAGTTGATTGACTACATGGATAATGAAAATATTGTTCATGATTTCACGGAAAATTCAAGCCTTAAGGAAGCAAAGGAATATTTGACTAACTATATTGATAATCAATAATGGTACCAGTAGTTGAAGTATATAAGGCGGTACTTGCTGAACTAAAGCATTATAATACCACTAGTATGACTCCTGATGAGTTTAACTATCACATTTGGATAGCTACACTTGAATATGTCAAAAACAGGTATTGGGCTCATGAGCAGCATCAAAAACAAATAGACGATCTATCTGTCATAAAGGTTGTAACAGATGGCATTGCGGGATTTCCTGCGCCATTGGTAAATCTTGGACCTGCTGTTGCCGGACAAGAATATGTACAATTGCCTGCCAATTATCTTCACCTACTGGCTGTATCTGTCAAAGTAAAGTACATAAATCAACCTTGCGAAGTTGATAATACTATATCTGGATATATTTCTGCTACTCACTTGAAAGATGATTTTAGATTTACCATAGAAGATGACTACTATAAAAAGCCGTCTGCCGAATGGCCAAATCTTTATTACGATCAAAGAGGTAACAGACTTACATTTAGATGCGGAGACAGTATAGTTCAAAATGTAAAGATTGCATATTTGAGATTACCTCAGCGTATATTTTTTGATGTAACAAATCAAAACAATGTAGACTCAGAGTTTGCATGGCCACAGACGCTAGAGATTGTAAAACATTGTGTAATATCATATCTTGAAACTATTAAAGATCCAAGAGTTCAGTCAATGCTTCCAATAACTGAAAGAAATTTTTTACAAACACCTCCGCCTAATGTACCAACATAGCGGAATAATTTATTAACATCATGCAAAGTAATGCTCAAAAACTTTGGATTCCTTCACCATCAGGCAGTACAATCAGCACTGACCCTAACTTTCCTGGTGAAATCAGAATCGTCGATCAAATATCTATCCTAGCAGAATCTGTTAGAAGATGTGAAAAAGTATGTGCTTCGCCTTGTCAGCAAAATGTTTGGGAAATTGAGTTTCAAGATGTTGATTTTGGTCCTTGTAACGAATGTGGTAAATCTGATGGTTTCACATTACTACTTGACAGAAATCCAGACTTTGACAACCAAACCTATTTTGAATACAATCAGCGTAAGCAATATGTATATCAAGGTCCAATAGACGCTGTATCTACAACAGGTATTGCATTGGCTCAATGGTTTTATACTTACATTCTTGACCTTCAAAATCAAAATGATCAGCACGATCAGTTTTTGCTTGAAGCAACAGTAAATGGCGCTGTATTAACATTGACATTACCATGTTCTGGATTAGCTACTTACAATCTTCTTGGTATTTATCAGTTGCCAAACAATAACTTGGCTTCTACTGAAGTTCCTTTATTTACTGAAATCCAAGATGGCGTAGAAGCTATTCTTAGTAGAGAAAAACTACTACAGCAGTTCCCGCAAGAAGTAGGTCACGTATTTGGCGAAGCACCAAGAGATCAGTTTATGTGGTGCCAGACTATTTGCGTAATCAAACTCAAAGGTTGTATTGACGCATGTAGCGATTTCTATGACAATCAAAATAGCGGACACCTACACACAGGTGCTACGCCATTTGATTTGATAATGTATGTAAACAGCGCTGCTCCTGGATTTAACGATTTTATTGATTCGCTTATTAATGAAATAGATCCATGTAATAGACTTGACAATGCTCCTGGATATCAATCAGGCATCATTGGACCAGTTACTGGTGTAGACGCAAGCTCACTTGAATTTGATGCAATTGACGGAACTACGTATGTAATTACTATTGGTTCTTTGTCATTCTCTGTATCAGGCACTAGCCTTGTTGATTTTGTATCTAATGCTGATGCAATCTTTGGCGGTACTGGTGTTATTTCAGAAGCTGCTGGTGTTATTACATTTGGTGCACCAATTGATGCATTTGGAGATTACGCTGTTATTTCTCTTCCACAACAATACGTAAACTACGTAGGAGAGTAATGATGATACTGAGCGAGACCTTGTTCTTTTCTGTCTTAGTTTCGCTTTTTACACAGGGTTTGAGTGCCGCTGCCAACAGTGGCGGCATTCTATACCCGATTAAAGCGTGGATGGAAAATATATCTAGGTCTATAAAACTAGACAAGAGAAAGATAGAAATATCTGGATACAAGGAAATGAGAAGACGACAATACCAATCTTCAGAGTGGATTAACCCGGCATTGCAAAAGCTTGAACTATTACATCTTTATCGCAATCTATGGCACAAGCCATTGCTGACATGTATGGTATGTATGTCTTCTTTTTATGGAACATTGATTTACTGGATTGTATATAACCAGTACCCATTATATATTTGGATTTTAGGCATTCCTATATCATCAGCAATAACTGTATTAACCCATAAACTACGAACATGAGTTTTCAAAGCCTTGAAGCAGTAACATCAAGATTGATGAATGACTTGATTGCTGTTTATGACGATACAAGATTAAACAGAAAAATGATACGCGATAAAGTGCTTGTAGCAAGGGCAAACATTTTATCTAAGTATCTTCGTCAAAATCTTGGTTCTATTGCAGGTCAATACTACAATCAGTGTTGCTTTGATGTTAATTGTGAACCTGTGTGTCCTGGCGCTCCTGTAACAGTTATTAGAGGAAAGATACCAGAACTTCTTGCTCAGTTAGGAAGACGTGCATTAAAATATCTTGGCACCGTAGATGGAAAGCATCCTTTTGAATGGCGCGATGAATCAAGTACAGAGTTTGTAAGTTATGCTCAGTTTGGTTGTGATAAAAAGAATCCATATTTTGTTCTTACAGGACAAAAGGCAGATGTGTATGACTTACCAACAGTTGATACAAAAATACTTATGGTAAAAGGAATCTTTGCTGACCCATTTGCCTGCGGTTGTCCAGAAGATGATGTATTTGTACCAGCCGACCATATAGATGAAATAGAGCAACAAATCAAAGTAGATTTATCGTCATTCTTAATTCAAAGAAGAATTGATAAAATGAATAACACAAATAGCGACAACTAATGCCAGGATTACAAAAAAACTTAAAGTACAATGACTTGTACGTTGAAGCGCAAAAAAACTATGTGACTGTAGATCCATTTGGTAAAAGGTATATTATTTATCAAGGTATGCAGTTTAAGTTTGACTCATATGAAGACGTAGAAGTTGGTTGTGGTTGCGGTGGAGTGCCAAAGGAAGTTTTAAGAAATTACAATATCAATGCTTTTGCTACGTGCAAAGAAGGAGAATATTTATGGCCAACCGTAAAGGGTTCTTTTTTAATGCTTGTAGTAACGTCAAAAAATTTTGTAGAAACTGATTCTTTAAAATATCCACCTGTAAAAAGCGCTTACGAAGACGAAACATCAGGAAAGGATGTAGATTTATTTACACCGCCATGGAAAAGATCAATACCGAGAGAGGGGGGACTGTGGTATACAGACCCTTGGGAATCACAAAAAGGAAGTTAATAAAAAGGAAAAAAGCCTACAGAAATCACGGAACAAACTATTTTATAAGAAAGAAAAGATACAGGCTAAACAGAAAAATAGATAACTTTGATAACATAAACTATAGGATATTCTTTGACGAAAACAACTGGGATTACGACCAAAAAAGAAATCTACATCGAGCAGTGCGCATAGGAAAGTTAGGTAGGTTTATAAAACGAAAATGGCTTCCAGATACAGACACACAGCCAAAAGGGATGTTTGAAAGAAAGAAGAAAAAGTTTGTAATGTACCTGGCTGATTTGTTGATAAAGTTGTTGATTGATGACATGATAGAAACAGGAAACAAGATTACATTTGCAGCAACTAGAACAAATAATCGTACACTTGAAGGATATTTTAAAATAGGAGTGTTTAAAGATAAAGGTATTTTTACTAACTTTGAGAATCTTATTCTTTCAATAGTTCCGGGAACGATAGAGCGCATTTCAGATTATTATCCAATAGTGATATTAGAAAACGAACTAAAAAGAAAGCTAAAGAACGCGTACATTCTTAAAAAAAGAGAATATGAAAGTATTGACATACAGGAACGTATTGCAGCGCATAACAGACTTAGCGGACTTTATAGACGTGTCGTCAAATCTCCCAAGAATTAAGAGATTGGTGTATAAATGCGCAATAGACTCCAGAGCTGCAATATCAATGATTACAAAAGCCGCTGTGCCTGTTCAAATAACAAACGGCATTGGCGAACTTCCATGCGACCTACTTAGGTTGTTACGCGCGTACGGAGATAATAGCCATGGCGCTAGAACTGGTGATGCAATGGAATCAACAAGGTTAAAATCTTTCGGCCGTTACGATAAAACAAACACACACATTAAACCATCCTGGATAAGAGAGGGTACTATTTACATTGATTACTATGCTGTTCCAACAGTAGAAGTAACTGATGAAAATGGACAAAGCTGCCAAGAAATACAGATAGCGCCAAGTCAGTTAGATTATTGTGCGTATGAAGTAATAAGAATACTTGCTCGTGATGAACTAGTTAGAGGTAAGATGCGACCTGATGTTTATGGTTTATTTGAAGAAGAAGCGGCTAATCATTACCAAGTAGCAATAGGCGACACAAGACAACTTAGTATAGATGATATGGAAAGCACAGCATGGATGCTGCGTAATGCTCAGTTTTTTAATTTAAGATAAAATGGCACAGCCCACCGTTAACAGATTCTATAAGGGTTTAAACTCTGACATGAGCCTTACCGATAGATCACAAGATATTTATCTTGATGGTCATAACATAAGACTTGCCAGAAGAGAAGAAGGAACGCTTTGGGCAGCAAACATTAAGGGTAACGAAGAAACATTTCAACTAAAAGAAGATTATGTGCCAATAGGGTCTGTCGAGTTTGATGGATTCCTTTTTATCTTTTCATACAATCCATCTACAAGCTTTTGCGAGATTGGTTCTTATCCTTCTCCCGATCCAACAACAAACTACATAACTAGAGATTATAGGCCATTAAGAAACTATACAGCTCAGATATACATACCAGATATTGACGAATCTTGTCTTGTTTCAACGGTTACTAATCTTGGAGAGTTTACCACTCCATTGCTTGGGTTTAAATGCGACAAGCCATTGCGAGTTGAAGCAAGGTTGGATTTTGATGGTTCTGTTAATCTTTACTGGACTGACGATAATCTTCCATGGCGTAGCGTTAATAATGGATTTGTACTAAGAACTGGTGCGCCAAACAATCGTTATGTAACTGCCGGCATGATACAGTCTGGTTACATAAATGGTATAAATGAAAACTCCAATCATCCAATAGTTGATTTTCAAAATTATGGTTCTGGAAGTTTAAAAGTAGGCAACTATTTTTTCTTTGTTAGGTACACAGATTTAAACTATTTAACAACATCTTTTCTTAGTCAATCTGGGCCTGTTCCATTATTTGTAAGCAACAATGCAGGTGCTGCAGTTGTAACATTTAGTGGAGAGTCAGACGATATTTCAAACAAGTCTGTCAATCTTTTAGTATCAGGCCTTGATATTAATATACCTTTTATAGAAATAGGCTACATACGTTATTTTGGTCAAGATATTTTTGAATGCTTTTTGATTGATAAAAGATTTAGCGTAAATGGCAATCCGCAAGTAGGAGTAAACATTACTGGTAATGAGCCACTTGTAGCACTTACTATTGATGAGTTAGTCTTATACAAACCTAGCGATGCTCTTTACTGCAAAGACATAGCACAAGCATTTAACACATTTTTTCTTGCAAATACTAGAGGGCCTGTACTAGATCATCCAGATTTGCGTAAGTTTATGTGTGCGCTTACTTTGTCAGAAAGCTATACTAACAATGGTCCTGCCGATGAAATACGAACAGACCAAAATAATAATCCATATTCTACAGATGGAAATGAAACAGAAGAAAAAGTAGGTTACTTTTCTGGAGAAACTTATTGCTTTGCTATTGTACCTGTATTTAAAGGTGGTTTTACTGGATTACCATATCCGGTAACAGGTTATGACAACTACCTTAATACGATGGCCAATAGTAACAATCAAGGTATATTTAGATTTAGAAGATACTTTAATGCGCCGGCATACGATGGCACAAATACTTTTATAAAAGGTATTAATGTAAATACATCTGGTGCTGCTACTATTTACAATACGTCTTTGTGGTTACAAGAAAATCTTGAAGGCATATATGTTACTAGAGCAGATCGTAAGCCTAATCTTTTATTTCAAGGATTAAGTCTGCGTTGCTATAATGGTAAAATGAATCCAAGGCCATATAAGGATAACATATCTTTATATTTTCAAGGCCCAAGTCCTGTAAGTTTTAATGTTACAGAAGAAAATTGGAACACAGAAAGAATAATACCATTATTTGAACCTGCTACATATTGTATGTATCAAGAATTATTCTTAAATAATGCAAGTTCATTTAAAACTTTTAACTACGCTAAACCTTATGAATTTAATCAAAGAAATGATTTTGTAGATAAAAATAGTTTAGCAATATTTTCAACAGATTATTATATTGGTAGAGAAAATGTGCCAGACAATTCTTATGTAGAACTACTTGCAACAACAAGATATTTTGATCATTGGAGAAGAGAATCAACATCATTAAATCCATTTGTAATAAACGATAGGTCTGCAATAGGTAACTGGAAAACATCTTCTACGGATATTGGTCCAACAACTCCAGCATTTATAAGATTTGAACCGCTTTATAACAATGTAGACATTCCAGATAGAGGAGTAATTCAAACATTTGTTGGATATAATCAAAATGGATTAAATATTGTAACACCAGAAGGATTTAGTTCTAACTGTTTAAATATAGTTGGATGGACTGCTGTTCCTAATACAAGATTTGTATCTCGTTTTGATGAAGGAAAAATAGCAAGTCAAGATGGACTGTATTATTACAAAGGAGAAGTTAATTCGTCTTCTGCATTTTATGAAATAAGTTTACCTATTGCTACTCCTGATTATGTTGCCATAACAAATGCTCCAGCATACAATGCACCGTTTGAAACACAATACAATCATTATATAGATGCTTGGAATAGATCAATAGTTAATACTTACATAGCAAATCCAAACACATTAACCTATACAGATTTTTATGATTTCAAGAATACAGAGTTTTATCCAATAAGTAAGTTTCAAAATATAACAGATTTCTTAGCATCAGCTCAACATACATATTATCGAGGTGATTGTATTGTTTCAAGAACATATTTAAAACTTCAAAACGCTAGCAATGAAAATATATCACAAGAATTTTATGATATACTATCAAATGTAATAGGGACTGCTACGCCTGTACAAAATACAAATGCAGAAGAAGCATTAGATTCATTTCAAAAAGGTTATGGCCATTGGGTAAGTGTTGTTACAGAAAATAAGTACAATCCAAACTACAGATACGAACTTGGAAGAAACTATTTCTATCCAAAAACTAATCCTCTTAACCCTGGTATTGACTTTGCCTGGATATATGATAGTCCAGAAAGTTTCTTTTACAATAAAGGAATGTCTGAATACTTGGGCCCACGAGCAGGAGTAGGTATTGATTTGTTGCAACCATTAAGTGACAATAGATTTCCAACAAGAATAAGACCAAGCCTTAAACATATCTTTGGTGCAGTTCGCGATGGTTACAGACAGTTTATTCCTGCAGATGCAAAAGACTTTGACTACGAAGCAGGAGAAATACAAGCATTAGCTGTAATGTTCGATTACTTGTATTCTTTCCAAAATAGAGCAATAAACCTACACCCAATCAATGAACGTGTCACACAGCAAAGCACATCAGGTAGTACGGCAATATTAGGGCAATCTACTGGACTTACAGAATACAGACAAGTTATAAAAAGAGGATATGGTACTCAACATAGATTTGGCGTAATCAAAGCTAATCAGGCATTATACTGCATTGATTGGAATAAACGTGCAGTGCTTAGAGTTGCTGGTGGTGAAGTTCAAATGCTCGATGTAGAAAAAGGTGTACAATCTTGGTTTAGAAGAATAGTTGCTATTGGTTCTACTGGATATAGCGATGCTCTTGAAGTATTGCCAAACGCTCATACTTGCGGATTAGGTATACACGGAGTGTATAATAGAAAATACAAGGAAGTTATTTGGACATTAAAACTTGGCGAAGAAACAAAGACTATTGCTTTCTCAGAAGAAATGGACACGTTCTTGGGTACACATGGCTACAAGCCAAATATGTACGCACAGGTAGAGGAAGACCTTTATAGCTTTGTTGACAATAAAGCCTGGCTACATGATGTTAAAGATAAGTACGATAACTTCTATAACATTCAAGATATTTGGAAAATAAAAGTATCTGTTGCCGAAGGAGCAGAAATTACTAAGCATTATGACAACATTGTTATTACAAGTAACAACAGAGTATTTAGTGCTATTAAGTTTGAAACGCAACATCAGCTAGCAGAGCAAAGGCCTTTCCAACCAACTACAGAGTTTTGGTACGCTCCAACATATAGAGAAAACGAATGGAGACTACCTATACGAAGAGCAGATAATGTTAAGGAACCAGAACTAAATATTTACGATGACTTTGGATTTGACAAAACACCCATGCGCGGCCGATATCTTATTGTAGAACTAGAATACGATGGCGACAAAGAACTTTGGGTACGAGAACTAATGACTTATTTTAACCTTTCATTTGCATAACTATGCCTCCATTTACAACACTCAACGGACAGACTGGATATTTTGATAACAATGGACAGTTTGTTCCTGCAACACAAGAGCAGTACAATCAACAATTTGGAATGTTACAGCAGTTTGGTGGCAATCCATTTTTAAATGCCGCACAACAATCTCCAACATATAACCAAAGAACAAACTTTGTACAGCAAGGGTCTATACAAAGTCCTGAAACTGCATCAATGACTAACGAGCAAAAAGTATCTATTGCTCAAGGAGATGTAACATCAACTAATCAGTACAACCCACAAGACAAGCTAAAATATGAAATGACCGATAAAGGTCTAGGGTTTACAGTTGGAAATCAATTTTATCCTAGTACTGCTCAGCCTGCAAGTGGAATGCCTTTAATAGGAAGTCCATATAAGGGCAACACTTTAAATGCATATGATTTGGCAAAGGAGGATAGTTCTAAATATGGTAATCCTTATTTGGCTATTCGAAATCAGTTATTGAATAAGCCATTGTCAGCAATGACAAATACATCTATTCCAACTCAAACACAAGTAACACCACCTATTGCAACTACTCCAGAAATAATGCCGAATTCAACAGCAGAACAGGCAGGTGGTGGTAACTGGATGACAAATATGTTTAATAAGCCATCCGTAGAAGGAGTGCCTGCTGCAGAAAATGTAGTTGACAATGGACTAAAAAGCGATGTGCTTGGTGACTGGGGTAAAATGGGATTCGATACAAAAAAAGCATTTACAGGAACAGCAGGAACATCTTTACTAGGTGCTGGTATTGGTGCTGCAACTAAGCTTATTGGTACTAATGCATCTACGTACGACCAACGTGTAGGAATGTCAAAACCAAATGCATTTGGAACAATGTTTGGCGATTCTACTTTTACCCAAATAGGTTCTAGCTTTGGGCCTGCAGGAATGGCAATAGGCGGTACGGTTGATTTAATCAAAAACGCTATTAAGTACGCTAAACAAAAAGATCGTTACGAAAATAAAAAACTTGCAACAGATACTATGCAAAGTATTGATGATGCAAGAGAAAATATGAAGCCTGACTATACTGGTTATGCTAGAAATGGCACGCAAGTAAATCCATATTTAAAATAAAAATAATGAATCCATATCTAAACAAGAAAGCCATTGTTAGCAAAAGAGGACAATGGGATTATCCGGGACAAGATACTATTGTACCTACTCCTGATGGAAGCATAACTATGCAAGGAGTAAACTATCCTGTGTACGGGCAAGATGAAACTGGATATGGACAAATGATGTACCCTAATAAAGAGTATCAGTTTCCTGGTAAAATGGTATATGAAACACCAATTATGGAATCAGGAGGTATAACAAAAGTAAATCCATATAAAATAGAACCTGTAGACCCTGTATATCCAAATGATCCATATCTGCAAGAAAATATTGATTATTTTAACAAAGCAAAAACAAATGCACAAACATATATGGCCAATAGGCTTAACAATCCAGAATATTTAAAACGATTAAAAAACGAAGTAATAGAATCTAATAAACTTAATAATGTAAAATATGATGCAAAAACAGGTGCAAATAAATTATTAGAACAAAGAAAACTTGGTTATACATCTACACAATTTGCAGAGCCAACTACACAAATAAAATATGACAGAGATATAATAAATAAAATAATAGACAAAAAATTAGGTGGATTACATACAGTTAGTGTTGATTACAATCTACCTGAATACCAAAGAGAAGGTCCATTTAAAGGCTCTGTAACAAGTAATGTAGCTAATGTAGGAGCTAGTAGGATAGGAATAAACCCAATACTTTTTGATCCTATTTATAAAGATGCTATGGAAAGTATTATAGTTCATGAAAGTGAGCATAGCACTCAAACACCATACAATGATTATACTAATCCATATATTTATATGGGTGAAGCAAAAATAGAAAACGGAACTTTACCTTATTACCAACAAGACAATAATTTAACTCCTTATGCAAATGAGTTAATAAGCAAAAACATTAAAACAGACGATTCGTACTATTCATTGCCAAAAGAAGTAATGGCAGGAAAAAGACAAGTTGAGCATATGTTAGAAAATGTTCCAGAAGGCACATTTAAAAAACCATGGAAATATGGTGACATTATAGAAGATGAACATATAGATTATATATTTAAAGATGATTTTTACAGAAACCTTAAAACTGATAATTTAAGAAAACCTTTAATTGGCAATCAAAAATATGAAGATATGACACCAGAAGAAAAAGCTGATTTAAAAACTAGAACATCTAATATAATGTTAAAATTAGCCGAAAATGACATGCAAAATCCATTTATAAATACAGCTAGAAATGGCACTATGATTAAACGTGCCGATGGTTCGTACTCACAACGTGGATTATGGGATAATATCAGAGCAAACAAAGGTTCTGGCAACAAACCAACAAAGCAGATGCTTGAACAAGAGAAGAAAATCAAGCAGAAAGAAATGCAAAGTGGTGGTAAGATTAACCCATACATGCAAGCACAATCAGGCACACAAGCTCCTACTTATAGTTGGGGAACAGGTTATAATGAACCACAAAAATCACAAGTTGTAGAAACATATGGTTCTGGACATAGTCAAACATTGCCATCAACATATACAGGCGATTTAACTAAAATTACACAAAAATTACCTGAAGGTGTTGGAGGTTCTGGAAATAGTTTATTTATGCAAGGCGTAGGTGCTGTAGATAAAGCATTAGGACAATATTTAGTTCAACCAGCAATAGAGTTATTTAACACTCCATTTGCTTTAACTGCAGAAGGAGTTAATGCAATACAAGGTAAAGAATATGATTTTAATAAAGCATTGCCAAATCCTACAAGAATGGCATTAAATGCTGAAGGAATGTCTGACTTGGTTCCTCAACAACAGTTCTTATCAGATTATCTTGGAGTAGATAGAGAAAAAAATCCATACTTAGCAATGGGATTAGATATTCTTACTCCTGGTCCTGCTATGTTTACTAAACCTTTGTCAGCAGTAACTGGTATAGGTAAAACTACTACAAATGCAATAAAGTATGCTCCTAAAATGAATATGCTTGAAAGAGCAATAGACAATCCTGTGTCATTTTTTAAAAATGAAGTAAATCCTGTTGTTAGCGGTATAGATGAAAATTTAGGATTTAAGTTTGCAGATCAAACCATTGATGCTCAAAAAGCAATGCATCAAGTAGATACAAAAGTTAGACCTATTTCTAATAAAAATATTGGGCTAAATAATATAAACGATGAATACATAGACGACTTTGGAAATAAAATAAATCCAAAAGAAGTTTCAAAATTTATTGAAGAAAAAGGTTTAAAAATAATCGAAGAAGGAATAAATACTCCTGAAGGAAGAAGAAGATTAGCAAATCAATTTAAAAAAGAAAATCCAAAATTAACTTCATCTGAAATAGATGATTTAATAGAAACAAGAATTGCCGAAGCAAAAGCATCTGTTGTTCATAATAAACCTAAATATTTTGTTGAAAACATAGAAAATAATCCTCTAGCAGATGTAAAAAATTGGTTTAATGATACATTTCCATTAGGTAATGCTCATTGGGCTTATCATAATCCATCATATCCTACACCAACACCAACACAAACTTCCTTTAACTTACCAAATACTATTAATTTAAAAAATAGGCCACCTAATCCATTTACAAATCCAGATTTTCAACCAGGTTCAATTACTCTTGGAAGAGGGTATGCAGATGATTTATTTACATTAGATCACGAACTTGGTCACGCTACACAAAGAGGTGGACAAATGCCAATAGATAGAGAACTAGTAGAATTAATAAGGCCTAAAAATATTTATGATAAAGGATGGGAATGGTTTACAAAGAAGGTTTTAGGACCACAAGTTGAAAGAGATTATAAATACTTTAGTCAATCTGGAGGAAGAAGATGGAATAATGAAGCATATCCACATTTAAGAGAAACAAGAAGAAAAATGATTGAAAAAGGTATACTTAAAGACACATACGACAAAGTAACACCTTTAAAATTATTTAAACATGCTTTTATTGAACCAGGTAGACTTTTATCTTTTACACCGCCATGGAAATTTTCTGCTTTATCAAAAATATTTAATGAAGCTCCTGCTGTTATTCCTGGAGCAATAGGCACTGGCGCCGCTGCTGCAACTATTGGAGGAAATATTTTAAATCAAGAAACACCGCAAAAAAGATATGGAGGCGAAACTAACTCATACTTACAAGCACGTTCCGGCATTTACATCAAACCAGAAAACCGTGGCAAGTTTACAGCTTGGGCCCAAAACCATGACATGGGCGTACAAGAAGCAGCAAGTAAAGTAATGGCTAACAAAGAAGAGTATTCTCCATCTGTAGTCAAAATGGCTAACTTTGCTAAGAATGCTGCTGGTTGGAAAAAAGGACAAGATGGTTTAGAGGCAAACTTGCCTAAGGCACCAACAAATATGTTTTCTGATTACAATCCAGTATCTGATGATTATACAGCTGCTATGACTGGAATGATGAAAGCAAGAATAGCAACTGATGCAGAGTTTGGAAATACTGCTGCAAAACGTATGACGTCACTATATCCCAAAACATACACATTTACTGGCGACGAAATGTTTTACGATGAAAAGGTAGATGTGCCAGCAGGAGCAACAGGAACTCATTACACTACTAGCGATGGCAATGTAATGTTTCCGATAATACAAGAAGGACAAGATGGTAACCTATTTTTTAATAGATATGCTAATCCATATAACAAAGAAGCTATGAGATTTGAATCTCCACAGGATGCAAGTTACTTTGGTGAAAACTATAAAAGCATTGCACCGATGATGTACAATCAACAAATGTCTAAAGGCGGTGAATCCGATTTGGTACCTGTAGAAGTAGAACGTAGCGAACGCATTTACGACCAAAATGGTAACTTGCTTAAAGAAATTCCTGCAGATGCTCCTACTCACGAAGAGGGTGGTGTAAAGCTACATCTTAGACCAGGTACACTTGTATTTCCAAAAAAATATTATAAGGCCTTAGATGCAGCAAGTGGGCTGCCAGAGTTTAATAAAATCAAAGAGAAGATGTTAGATAACGCAGAAAAAGCTTATCTTCGTGGTGAGCCTTATTCGTCAGGTGGTAGAAGAAATTAATAACATTAAAAATATAAAGTCATGAACAAATGTAAAGGCGGTTGCCAAATGAAAGCTGGTGGTAAAACCTGTGCAAAATGTGGATGTGATATGTCACCAAGCAAAATGGCAAATGGTGGAGAAACGTATAAGTATGGTGGCTCTGCTTGTATGAAATGCGGAGGCAAGATGCATAAGTCAGGTGGAACTGTAAACACTTGTATGAAATGTGGTGGCGGAAAATATACATTTGGCGGCAAAGCCGGATGGATGTCAAAAAAAGATGATGTAAGTAAATATCAATATGGTGGTAAAGCTACAGCACAAGACAGTATGGATGTATATAATAGAGCTGTACAACTAAATAACTTTTACAAAGATGCATGTTACGATTTGGAATCTAGTCATAAATTTACTGGAAATATTTTTGATGAATTAATGAATGATTACAATAGATATTTATATAGAATAAACCTACCTGAACACAAGTTAAAAAAATATAAAA